ATTATATTTTCCTATAAAAAAGGGGGCATATAACCCCCTGTTAATTAATTTAATGGTATGAACTTCATAAAGGGTTCTTCTCTATGACCTTCAGGCAACCATTCTAACTTTTCTGCAACTTGTTCTATGGTTAACATACAGTCGGTACTACCACCATCTTCTGTTTCATTAACAAGTATTGATCTACCGCAGTAGTTTTGTGTACCTAGCTTAAAGTACATATTGTCTTTAAGTAGACCTTCATCATCTACATACATAATGACACCACCACCAAGAGAAACTATATCAAAGCAACTACATTGCATTACTTTGTAATAATCTTCTATATCTGTATCTGAAATATCTACATAAGATAGACTCTGATCAAATGGGTCAATTAGTATGGATTGGATTTTATTTTTTTCTTTCATTTTACCTGCTCTGTGAGCGTTTAGTTAATATAGGTTACATATTATATTGTTCATACAATAAGTAAACCTTTTTTGGAATAATATATGTATTAATTATGTAATACCCTTTGCATATAATCTTTTTTGGAATATTATGTGTGTAATTAATGGTAAATAATGAACAGTAAAACCAAGAAATCTAAACTTACAGACACTTTAAAACTTAAAATAAGAAATGAGTTTGTTCAAGGTATTGATGAAAACTCAGAAAGAGTCTTGTTTACTTTAGATGAATTAATTAAAAAATATAAAGTTGCACAAAGCACGATATATAGAATTGCAAGAACAGAACAATGGAAAGTGCAACGCGATCAATTCCAACAAGAGTACACAGAAAAACTTGATAGAGATAGAATCAAAGCAAGAGCAAAAGAGTCAATTAAATTTGATGATAATTCAATTAATCTTGCAAAAGCCTTATACAGCACAGTAGGTCAAGTAATACAAAATAATAATTCAGCAATACAACAAGGCAAAAAAGGATTGCCACCATCACAAATTAATTCACTTGCTAATGCAGCAGTTACTGCACAACGCTTAGCAAAACTTGCTCTTGGAGAAGCTACACATAATATAGATGCCACAGTCAACGAAAACACAGACGCATTCAGAAGAGCTATGGAACTGCTTGACACAGTTGAAGAACAACGCAGAAGCCAAGGCGATAGAACTACGCACTAATTGGCTAGAAACGGCTAGGGATAAACAGTTACAACCTGCGTATAAACATTACATATGGCTTATATTAGCAGGTCGTGGTTGGGGTAAGACTAGAACTGGTGCACAAGACATTGCTTTATATGCGCTAAGAAATCCAAATACTATATCGGCAGTCGTTGCACCAACTTCAGGTGATCTCAGGAGAGTATGTTTTGGTGGTCCAAGTGGTTTAGTCTCTATAATACCTAAAGAGTGTCTTTCAGTTACAAAAGACATGAAAGGGTACTCATCAAGTATAAGTGAAATACGCTTACATAACGGCTCAAAGATTGTAGGTTATGCAGCATCTGAGCCTGAGCGATTAAGAGGTCCACAGTTTCATAGGGCATGGTGTGATGAGGTTGCAGCATGGCGATACCCAGAAGCCTTTGATCAACTTATGTTTGGTTTAAGACTAGGCAAAAATCCACAGTGCCTTATCACTACCACGCCAAAGCCTACAAAAATTATAAGAGACTTAGTTGCAAGGGAAGATGTGGCAGTTACCACTGGTAATACTTTTGAAAATGAAGATAACCTAGCTGAAAGCGCACTTGCTATGCTTAGAGATAAATATGAAGGTACTACACTAGGTAGACAAGAATTATATGCTGAAATAATAGAAAATTTAGAAGGTGCTTTATGGACTAGTGCACTAATAGATGAAGCTAGACTACATGAAGATACGGAAAAAGAATTAAAACAAATTATTGTAGCAATTGACCCTGCCGTAACTAGCAATGAAGATTCAGACGAAACAGGAATTGTGGTAGTTGGCAAAGACCTTAATAATGAGTATTATGTACTTGAAGATGTTTCAGGCAAATATTCACCTGACGCATGGGCAAAAAAAGCCATTAATTGTTATTATGACTGGAGCGCTGATCGTATAGTTGCAGAAACAAACAATGGTGGAGATTTGGTGGAGAGACTATTAAGAGGAATGGATTTAAACATTCCTTATAGGTCTGTAAGAGCAACAAGAGGCAAGCTAATAAGAGCAGAGCCAATTGCAGCACTTTACGAGCAAAGGCGTGTTCATCACATTGGATATTTTCCTGAATTAGAATCACAAATGTGTAGCTATTTAGGAGAAACAAAACCAAGCCCTGACAGATTAGATGCTTTAGTTTGGGGTATAACCGAATTAAGTAGATCAAAGGGTGACGTAAATTGGAGAATAAGCTAATGGCAGAACAAACATTTCTACAAAGATTGTTTAACAGCAAACCTGTTGAGCAAAAAAATTCAAACATGATGGGTTACTTTGGTGTTGGCACTGAAGAAGCAAAGACCTATAAATACCAAGACTTAGCAAAAGAAGGCTATCTTAAAAACGCGATTGTTTATAGATGCGTGAATGAGATAAGCAAAGGTGCAAGTGCTGTGCCTTTTATGCTTAAGGCAGGTGATCAAATCATAGAAGAACATCCCTTGATTGATCTTCTTATGCGACCCAATCCATTGCAATCCTACAGTGAGTTCTTTAACAGTCTGTTTGGGTATGTGTTGTTAAGTGGTAACGCTTACATTCTCAAGACTGGTAGCGACATGGGTGCGCCAAAAGAACTGCATCAATTAAGACCTGATCGCATAAACATCAAGGGTAGTGGCAAACCTATTCCTGAAAAATATGAATACATGGTCAATGGTAGAGTTGCTCACACATATCTTATAGATAAAGAAAACGGATTCAGCGAACTAAAACACATTAAGCTGTGGCATCCACTAGATGATTACTATGGTTTAAGTCCTATGAGTGCTGCTGCTGTTGAGGTAGATCAATTCAATATGTCAAGCAAACACAATGTAAATCTTTTACAGAACGGTGCAAGACCAAGTGGTGCAGTTATATTTAAGCCACAAGATGATGCAGGCTTTGCAGTTAATCTTAGTGAATCACAAAGACAGCAACTTATTACTGATATGAATAATAGGTTTACTGGTGCTAACAACGCAGGTAGACCCATGTTGTTAGAGGGAGACTTTGACTGGAAAGAAATGGGTCTTAGTCCGAAGGACATGGATTTCTTAAACTTAAAACATATGAGTGCAACAGACATTGCTCTTTGTTTTGGTGTACCAAGTCAGCTTGTAGGTGTTCCTGATGCACAAACCTATGCCAATGTAGCAGAAGCAAGGCTTGCTTTGTATGAAGAAACAATTATTCCACATCTTAGAAAAATGGCATCAGACTTAAACGAATGGTTAGTGCCTTTGTTTGATGATCGTTTAACCTTAGAGTTTGATATTGACTCTATTCCTGCTTTGTCAGAAAGAGTAAAAAGAACATACGAGAATGTAACCTCTGCAGTAAGAGAAGGCATTATGACTAGAAACGAAGCTAGACAACAGCTTGGTTTAGAGCCTAAAGATGGCGCTGATGATCTATACATATCAGCTAACTTATTTCCGCTTGGTGATGAACCAGTAGAAAAGCCTAAAAATCCTATCAATGAAGAAGATTTAGAAGATTATGACGATGCAGAAGTTGATAAAGAAATTTTATTATTGTTAGAAGAAGAAAAAGCATTATCTGATATTAATACAGTTCCAAATAGTTCAATGGCAGAAGAAGCTGCAAGGGGTTTGGAATGGAGAAGAAAATATAAGCGTGGTGGTACTGCTGTAGGTGTTGCTCGTGCTAACCAGTTAATGAACAAAGAAAGGCTATCTATATCTACAGTTAAAAGAATGTACAGCTTTTTTTCAAGACATGAAGTAGATAAACAGGCAGAGGGTTTTAGCCAAGGTGAGAAAGGCTATCCAAGTGCAGGCAGGATTGCGTGGGCATTGTGGGGTGGTGATGCAGGCTTTTCATGGTCAAAAAAAGTAAGAAACCAAATAGAAAGAGAAGAATCAAAGAGTTTTGAAATAGAAGAACATGTTGGTTTTATTGAAGATGAAAAGGCACTTAGCGAAGCTGTTAGAAATGGTTTAAAAGAAAAAGTTAAAGAGCATAATGAAAAATATGGCGATAGCAAAACCAAGAAGGTTACATTAGGTATGCTTACGCAAGTATTTCGCAGGGGTGTAGGTGCTTATAATACAAACCCATCAAGCGTAAGACCAAGTGTACGCAGACAGGGTGGTGCTGATCGTTGGGCATATGCTAGGGTTAATTCTTTTTTAAGAGCATTATCAAGCGGTAAATTTAAAGGTGGTAAACACGATACAGACCTTTTTCCTGATGGACACCCATTAAAATCTAAAGGACCTACGGATAGTCAAGGCAGACCTAAAAAGTGAAAACAGCCACTAAAAGGGTAAATACTTTTAGACAGGGCAGAATTAATACACGCTTAGAGTCAAGAAAACAATTAGTTCTTAGAAATAATTTAGAAAAAAGATTTTACAGAAAC